CGCAGTGTGCGCTGCTTCACTGGGCTGGATCGGGGTAAGATGAAGGCGGTGAAGTATGATGAGCAGGGCGACGCTGTTGGATTTGTCTCGCCTCGCAATAATCATCATCTGGCGATCTATCGTACTCCTAAGGGCAAGCTCGAAGAGTCTATTGTGACCTTCTGGGACGCTGTAGACCGTGCGCGCTATGGCATCCCCTTAGTCATCACGTATCCGCGTGAGGTCATGGAGCAAGTCCTACAGCGAGGAGATATCCCAGAGGCGATACAGAACTTGCTCCCATCTTCCGATTGGGTATTTGTTGACTCTCTCCAGCAGGATGAGATGGTCATCATTGGTCTGTCAGATGAGGAGCTTCAGCGAGCTCTCGAAGCACAGGACTACCGTAAGCTCAGTGAGCACCTCTACCGTGTGCAGGCGATATCCTCAAGAGACTATTATTTCCGCTATCACTTGGAAACGAGTGTGTCAGATATGAGGAATAGCTCGGGCTATATACCGAAGTTCTATCGTATTCGAAGTCTAAAGGACTACGAAAAGAGGAATCTGCGCAAGGTGCGTGTCGATCTTCTCGGGCGTATCTCTCTGCTCTGATGCTTTCCTGCTACCATGATGAAGCGAACGATCTATATCGGCAATCCTGCCTACCTCTCCCTGCGTCTCAAGCAGCTGGAGGTGCGGCAGCCGTCGGATGATCGTGAGATGACGGTACGGACGATCCCGATAGAGGATATCGGGGTCGTCCTCCTCGACCACCCACAGATCACGATCACCCACGCTCTCTTAGAGGCTTTGCTTGAGAATAATTGCGCTGTCGTGACCTGCTCGGCGACGCACATGCCCTCGGGACTGCTCCTCCCGCTGGATGGACATACGCTCCAGACCGAGCGCTTCCGAGCGCAGCTTGATGCCTCGCTCCCCCTGAGGAAGCAGCTCTGGCAGCAGACGGTGCAGGCGAAGATCCTCAACCAAGCCCATGCCCTGCATTCCGTCTTGGGAGAGCCAGCGAAGAATATGCTCGCCTGGTCCCGCCAGGTCAAGAGTGGGGATGCAGACAATCTTGAGGCGCGGGCTGCGGCCTTCTATTGGCGCAATCTCTTCATCTCCCTTCCGGGCTTCGTGCGGGAGCGAGAAGAGGCTGCTCCGAACTCGCTCCTGAACTACGGCTATGCCATCCTTAGAGCTATCATCGCACGTGCCCTCGTCGGCTGTGGTCTCCTCCCGACACTCGGCATCCATCACCACAATAAGTATAATGCCTATTGCTTGGCGGACGACATCATGGAGCCCTACCGCCCCTATGTGGATCTGCTCGTCGTGGAGATCTGTGAGGAGGAGGGCTTCCCTACGGAGCTGACGAAGGAGATCAAGGCACGGCTACTCGCCCTCCCGACGCTGGATGTGGAGATCGAGGGACAGCGTCGCCCGCTGATGCTGGCTGCGGCGCAGACGGCGACCTCGCTCCTGCGTTGCTTCACGGGTGAGGCTCGTCGCTTGGCTTATCCCCTCTTGTCATGCGAGCCAAGCGACTAAGTGAATACCGCATCATGTGGGTCTTTGTCTTCTTTGACCTCCCTACGGGTACGCCTAAGGAGCGTAAGGCGGCTACCAGCTTCCGGCAAGAGCTCCTGAAGGATGGCTTCACGATGTTTCAGTACTCCATCTATATGCGCCATTGTGCGAGTATGGAGCAGGCGCAGACGCATGTGCGGCGGGTCAAGGCGATGCTTCCTGATGAGGGCGAGGTGGTGATCATGACACTTACCGACAAGCAGTTTGGTATGATGGAGCACTTCTCTTCGCGCAAGCCTACCGATGCCGTTCAGCTCCCTGGTCTCTTCGATATGCTATGAGATCTTGGATCGGAAAAGTCGCTAAGTAAAGGAAAAAGCCCGTGGACATCCACGGGCTTTTCTCTTTCTAGATCCTTCTACTAAGTGCTTGTCCTATAGACTCCTTTGCAGGGTCTGCTGTATTAGCAAGTATGAAGGTACGGAATCTGAAAGCTAATCACAACAGCGAGTGGGTAAGCGGTATGGCTATTATAGCTGTATTAGCAAGTATGAAGGTACGGAATCTGAAAGCTAATCACAACTTATATCGCATGCAGTTGTTGCAGATTATAGCTGTATTAGCAAGTATGAAGGTACGGAATCTGAAAGCTAATCACAACTTGTGCTGCGTAAGCGTCCGACGATGTCGGCTGTATTAGCAAGTATGAAGGTACGGAATCTGAAAGCTAATCACAACGCAGTTGATGATCCACTTCCACAGGCGACGGCTGTATTAGCAAGTATGAAGGTACGGAATCTGAAAGCTAATCACAACTATGACCGTATTTGCCTCTATCGGTGCGGTGCTGTATTAGCAAGTATGAAGGTACGGAATCTGAAAGCTAATCACAACCTCTCCCGAAAGGAGGTGTGTGAAAGGGAGGCTGTATTAGCAAGTATGAAGGTACGGAATCTGAAAGCTAATCACAACAATAAGAACATCGTGCTTAGGTGTCCTACCGCTGTATTAGCAAGTATGAAGGTACGGAATCTGAAAGCTAATCACAACTTATAGTTGTTAGATGTTTTCCACCGATAGGCTGTATTAGCAAGTATGAAGGTACGGAATCTGAAAGCTAATCACAACGTATGGAGCGCAAAGGAGATGAAGAGCCTGCTGTATTAGCAAGTATGAAGGTACGGAATCTGAAAGCTAATCACAACCGAATGGTTGATATCCCTTGGCCTGTGCGTGCTGTATTAGCAAGTATGAAGGTACGGAATCTGAAAGCTAATCACAACAGGGTGTAGCAAGCAGTCATTGGGCAGCGCGCTGTATTAGCAAGTATGAAGGTACGGAATCTGAAAGCTAATCACAACACTATCATCCATCTAACTGCTCGTACCTGTGCTGTATTAGCAAGTATGAAGGTACGGAATCTGAAAGCTAATCACAACTATAATCTCTCTCTCTATGATGATGGTATTGCTGTATTAGCAAGTATGAAGGTACGGAATCTGAAAGCTAATCACAACAGGTCAGCGTGCGGTAGCGAGGAGAGGTGGATGTGCCTCCCTCTCGCTGTGCCTTCTGCCACGGCCGCACGCCCCCATCAATGAAGCCCGACTTGCGGAAGTTGTCCCGAAAGTGCTGCTTTGCCAGCACACCGATCTTGCGAGGCAGGCGGTCATTGAACTCCTTCTCGATGTTCCCCGTGAGGTTCAGGATGAGTGAGGGAATTTCGGATGCTTGCGAATTCATATGGTTTGAGTATCTTCGTTCCTGCGGGCAGAGCGTTTAATCCCAGTAGGGACACGTCCCCCGTTCCCATTCGATGATGCCAGGGCTATTGCCTTGGCATCATCTGCATTTAGCACCTTGAATATCTGTGGGCTGTACTAGCACGTGTGAAGGTACGGAATCTGAAAGCTAATCACAACATATTAGACTAGGCGAAGAAGATGCTTGTCGGGAAAGAAATTGTTCGCCCTGAGTTCGCCCAGCCCATCTCATTCACGGTGGGTGGGCTGAAGGAAGCCATCAATCAGCCTCACAAGAACTACATGGCGAAGAATAACGCTATAAGAGAAATCGAGATGCTAATCAAAAGGTCTGGCTATATCGGGTATGCTGGGGACTTTAAGGGGCGTCCATTCAGATATCACTACTTCCGCACCAGTATTCAGGGGACACCTTCGCTCATAATCGTACGCCAAGAGCGTGGAAAGCTATGTTTTTACAGTATAGTGGAAGAGAACAAGGAGATAACCTCAAGAATTAGCACATCAGATACAGTCTGAGGTAACTCTTCGAGATTATCTCCCATTCGCTACAAGCTGTATTAGCAAGTGTGAAGGTACGGAATCTGGAAGCTAATCACAACAGAGGCTTGTTTACTACTGCACATTTGGTGGTTATGGTAATCGGTTGTTGCTCTGCATATGGATAAAAGTTGCGGACGAGTGGCAGAAAAGTTTGGGCTACGTACGTGGCTCTAATATCTACGTGCGTGGATATTTGGATTTACGTGCCTGGTCTTTAAGACTACGTGCATAGATAGAAGAAAACCACTACGAGAAGGAGCTTCTTTCTTCACGAGAACGATGCTTTTCCCTCCGCTGAATAAGAGAAGTACTTGCGATAAGGCGAAGGGCTTGCGTATCACTTCGGTGAGGTATAATCGTGTGAACCACTTCTGTCTTCCCGGCTGGGTGTTGCTTGACAATCGGACGGTGTGTGAAGCTGTATAGGTCGATGGGTTGACCTATATAGCTTCGCTTCGTGACCTATATTGGTCACGCCGCCGACCTATATAGGTTGACTCGCTGACCAGTATAGGTTGGGAGCACCTCCTTCAGTAGCTGTCTGAGAGAGGGCAAGGTCTTTGCCAAGAAGTGGCGGGTGGCTGATGCTGGTAGACGTGCGTAGAGGCGGCGATGGGAGTGCGGGTGGCTACGGATATTGTTGCGGGCAAGTGGGGGAAGCATTTGCGTATATGAAGAAGTTGTATTACCTTTGCAACCGCAACAAAGAAGGTGGCAATACTCTTCCTTAGCTCAGTCGGT